GGACTGGCTACAAAGCGAACTTAACAACTGGCTAGCTGTGAAATTTGGCACGGATTATGTGGTAAAATATGACCAGGACGAAATTGAAGCATTGCAAGAGAACCGCACGGAAGTATGGAACCGTGCGATTGCGGCTGTGCGGGCTGGGATTCTGACGCCGAACGAAGCACGCGAACTTCTTGGCTACGACCCGATACCAGGTGCGAACAGCCTGTTAACAAGCATGAACACAATACCACTGGCAACGATGCCGGTGGATAAAGGGGATGGTGAAAACGGAAAATAAAGATTTTAAGTTAAAGGTAAAGCAGATTGGTGAAACGGGCGAGTTTGAAGGTTATGCGGCTGTATTTTCTAATGTAGATCTTGCGGGCGATGTAATAGAACCCGGGGCTTTTACAAAAACGCTTCAAGAAAACAAGGTTATACCTATCCTTTGGCAGCATAAACAAGATGAACCCATCGGCGTGACAACAGAAATAATGCAGGACGATTATGGCCTTCACGTGAAAGGACAGCTAAATTTAAACACCACGCGCGGCAGAGAAGCATATGAATTACTTAAACAGGGCGCAATTAAAGGCCTAAGCATTGGCTATGAAACAGTAAAAGAAACCTGGATAAACGGTATTCGGCACATAAAAGAAATACGGCTTTGGGAATATTCACTTGTAACCTTCCCCGCGAATGTTGAAGCACGCGTGGTGGCAGTTAAAAGCGTTGTTCCGTATCAGGCCTTGCCACTTGCAGATCCCATGACAGAATGGGACGGGCAGGCGGCTGTGCAACGCGTTTTACGGTGGGCAGGCGGGCCTGATAAAGAGAACGTAGATTTTAATAAGTTTAGGAAAGCGTTTCTATGGTATGATGACACGGCACCGGATAATATCACAAGTTACAAACTTCCTATAGCAGATGTGATTGCCGGCGAATTAATAGCTGTACCACGTGCTATCTATGCTGCCGCGGCGGCTATTCAGGGTGCGCGTGGCGGAGTGGATGTACCCGAAACAGATATTCCCGCTATTAAACGGCATCTGGAACGCTACTATGCACGGTTGAACCGTGTAGCACCATGGCAGGAAAGTAAAGCTGGCCGTGTGTTAAGCCGGCAGAACGAACAACTTATCCGACAAGCGATCGCCGCGCTAGAAGCACTTCTAGCCGAAGTGGAGCCGCTAGATACCGGCACTCCAGAAGGCCAGGAGCCGCAGGATAAAGCGCTGGAACAGATCGCTTCGGAAATAAAAGAAATTTTAAAACAGTTATAGAAGGAGGAAAAAAACAGATGGAAATTGATGAACTTCAAAGATTGGTAAAGGAACTTCGGGACAAAGTAGAAGAAAAAGGGCGCACAGAAGCAGAACTAAAGGAACTACAGGAGCGGTTGAACGCGCGCATTGATGAACTTGAAGCAAAACTAATGCGGCCGCTGCTGGGCGAAACAAAAAGCGTTGAACCCAGTGAAACGAAGCAGGTATTTTTTAAGTATCTTAGAAATGGTAAAGCAGGCCTTGCGCCAGATGAAAGAAAAACACTTGTAGAAGGCACGAATGGCCAAATACTTGTACCAGAAGAGCTTGAGGCCGAGTTATATCGCCAGCTTCCTACACTTACTGTTATTCGCCAGCTAGCAACTGTAAAACAGGTACGTTCGAATCGCGTGAGAAGGCGTGGTATAAACGAGGTACAAGTGGGCTGGGGGAAACTAGAACTAACTCCGTCGCTAGTGAGTGATCAATTGCAGGCAAGTGAACGATACACTTACATAGAAGATCTTTATGGCCTTGCAAAGGTAGGCGAAGATGAACTTATGGACACAGATGTGAACTTTCAGCGCTTCATTACCGACAGCTTCGCACGTGTCATCGCAGAGAAGGAAGAGGAGGCCTTTATCAAGGGACGCGGTCATTCCTACAGCGAGCCGGAGGGCCTATTTTATGGGGATCAGTTCATTCCCGGCATTGAATTTGTAAAAAGCACCACACCCGGTGTGCTAACCGCGGATGATATTCTGAAGCTTATATACGCCGTTCCGGCCCAGTACAGAATGAATGGTACGCTGTTAGTCAACAGCAAAACCGAATATGCAATGCGAATTATGAAAGATGCGGTCGACGGCCAATACTTGTGGCAACCTTCACTTCAGGCGGGGCGGCCAGCTACGTTTGCAGGTTATCCAGTATTAAACAGCGAATTTATACCCGACATTGAAAATCAGGTTGGTGTGGCCATATTTGGCGATTTCAAGAGCGGCTATGTAATCTATGACCGGCTGGGAATTACCATTCAGCGGCTAGACGAGTTATTTGCCGCGCTGGGGCTTGTAGGTTTTAAAGCACACTTCCGTGTTGGTGCCGCCGTTGTAAGGCCTGATGCCATAAAAGCACTAGATCTCTCTACGCCACCTACACAGAATACATGATAACGGAGGTTAGTAATGAAGGTACTGGCCAAACAAGCAATTATATCTAGCTATGGCACTTTTAACGTTGGCGATATAATTGAGCTTCCCGACACGGTGGCGGTAGCATGGATTGAAGCAGGGCTAGCAGAAAAAATATCCGATTTACCAGGGCCGAAGGAGCGGAAGCATGGTAAGAAGGATACAAGCACCAACGATTGAACCAGTTACCACCGCGGAGCTAGCCAATTA